ACACTACCATGCACATTAAACCTGCTGAAATAGTTTTTAATGAGGACAGTATTGACAGAGACTTTCGTGTTGAATCAGACAATCTTGCTAATGCTTTTTTTATAAATGGTGCAAATGGAAACATAGGCATGGGAACTAATTCTCCTGACACTAATTTAGACATAGAAGGTGCTGGAGATTGCACATTAAGCATTACTGCTAATAGCACAAGTAACGACAGTAAGATAGACTTTGTACAAGGTTCAACAGTAGAGGGTGGAATAACCTACGACCATAATGGTTCTGTTGCTAGTGAAAGATTAATTTTAAGAGCAGGAAATAACGGAAGTCATATATTTTTAGATGGTAATGGAACAACTACAATTAACACACAAGAAACAAATGTAGTTTCAGTTGATGGTAGACATGGAATTGTTTTAAGTCATAACACAGCCAATGCCGCTACAGGTGTATGTCAATTTTCAGCAAATGGTCATTCTACAATTATACAAAATAGGGATTCTGACGATGGCAATCTTACTGTATTTCGCCAAAATTCTAATCAAGAAGGAACTATAAGTGTAAGTGGCTCAACAGTTTCCTATAATGCTTTTAGTGGCTCACATTGGAGTAGATTATCTGATAATTCAAAACCAACAATACTTAAAGGAACTGTTATTGAAACTATTGATGAAATGTGTGATTGGTATCAAGCACAATTTGAAATAGAAGAATATGGCGAAACAAGGACAGTAAAACAATCAATAGCTTTACCAAGTGGTGCTTCAGTTGGAGATACATTAACAGTGTCTTTTGAAGGTAATGATTATACTGCAACAATAATAAAAGAAGCAGATAATAAACATACCAAATGTAAAATATCAGATACAGCAGATAGTAAAAGAGTATATGGTGTATATGCTGCTTGGGATAATGAAGATGACACAGTCAACGATATGTATGTTACAGCAGTTGGAACTCATGTGGTCAGAGTGCATAGTAGTGCAACAGTATCAGCAGGAGATTTACTTTCATCTAATGGTGATGGCACAGCTAAAGTACAAGATGATGATATTATAAGAAGCAAGACCATAGGCAAGGTGTTAACAAACATAAAACAAGAAACATATAGTGATGGCAGCTACACAGTGCCTTGTGCATTGTATTGTGGATAGGAGAAAACATGACTGAACAATCAAACGTAATCACTATTGAGGGTAAAGAGTATAAGACAGAAGACTTATCTCAAGACCAGAACTATTTTATCAATCAAATAAAAGACTTACAGAGTAAAGCTGCTAGTCTTAGGTTTCAACTAGACCAAGTAACTGTAGCACAGAATGCTTTTACAAACTCATTGATACAATCAGTTAAGGGTGAAGAAGAGGATTCTAAAGACAATGCAAATGAAGATGCAGCCTGAATTAAAAGTACAAATGGAACTAGATGCTCACGAAAAAGAGTGTGCTATCAGGTATCAAGCAGTCAATGATAAGCTAGAAGGTTTAGACAAAAGAATGTGGCGAATAGAAGCTATGTCTATGGTGGGTACGCTTGGCGTGGTAGCTTTGGTTGTCGCAATAGTAATGAAGTAGGATAAGAGTATGGCAACAACAACTAATGTAGAAAACGTCGATGATTACATGGGTAAACAGGTCACTAATCCGACCATGCCTTCCCAGGGACAATATGCTCCTCAATCACAGAATATACAACCAGGAGAAGAAGTATCTCCAGAGGCATATGCTCTTCAAGGAACACCTGATGTACCTATATCTCAAGCTCAAACTGCGTTAGCATCTGCTCCTACTGTATCTCCTGCGGCTACTGTAGACCCTAGTCTAGTAGGAACAACAACTCCTACGGCAACTGCACAAACAGGAACCTTATCTACAGATGCACAAGCAACTGCTGCTCAAGGCACACTATCTACAGGAGCACAAGCTCAAGCTCAACAAGGAACTGCACAGGGACAAATCAGTCAAGCGGATACGGCATTAAGAGCCGTAACTGCACCAGAAGTCATATCTGGAGCTGTAGCAGACACAGCTTTCTTAGGCGACACTACAGCAGCACAATCAGACTTTGTAAGTAATGTACAAGGTGCAACCATGACAGTCACAGATGATATGACTGTACAAGGACAATTATCTCGTATATCTCAACAGTTTGACAATGGTCAAGTACCAGCGTGGGCTGCTGGAATAGTTCGTAATGCGACTGCCCAAATGGCTGAAAGAGGACTCGCTGCATCATCAATGGCAGGAGCAGCTATAACACAAGCCGTACTAGAAGCTTCTGTACCGATAGCAACAGCTGATGCTCAAACATACTACCAAACTGCTGTAAAGATAATGGATAATCAACAGCAGGCTAACTTAACAAATACTCAGAATAACTTAAATGTGTCATTGGCTAATACTTCCAATAGACAACAAACTGCTCTTGCAAAGATGCAAGTTCAAGCCGCTCTAGCTGGACAAACACTCTCCAACCAACAGCAAGCAAATATCCTCAACGCTGAAAAATATGCTGAAGCCGCTAACGTGAACTTTACTCAAGAGCAACAACGTGTGTTTGCTAATGCGAAGGTTATGGAAACCATCAATCTTCAAAACTTAAGCAATGCACAAGCAACTGCCTTATCTAACTCTGCAACATTTGCTCAGATGGACATGGCAAATCTTAATAATAGACAACAAGCTATGGTTTTAAATGCTCAAGGCTTCTTACAAATGGATATGTCCAACTTGACTAATTCACAGCAGACAGAAGTATTGAATCAACAGGCAAAGCTACAGTCTTTATTATCAGACCAAGCTGCACAAAATGCTGCTCAAAACTTTAATGCCACAAGTCAAAATCAAGTCAATCAGTTCTTTGAGTCTTTGACTGCGGATATTAATAAGCTAAACTCAAGTCAGTTCAATGCACAGCAACAGTTTAACTCAGGACAAGCGAATGCGTTGAATCAATTCCGTGCTACAATGTTAAACAGCAGGGAGCAGTTTAATACAAAGAACGCTATAGAGATAGCACAGTCCAATGCTACGTGGCGTAGAAATGTAAACACAGCTAACACTGCTGCTGTTAACGCAGCTAATCAATTAAATGCAGCTAATTATCTTAACATATCAAATACTGCGTTAAACAACATTTGGCAACAATATAGAGATGAAGCAGATTATGCGTATACTTCTGCGGAAAACTCACAAGACAGAGCATTTAACTATGCTATGGCAATACTGGATGCAGACGTTACTTCCGATTTATACAATCAATACTTAGATGAGAAATCATCTAATGCTATAGGGGGCTTTATATCTGCTTTAGGTATTGCAGCAATCAATAGACCAAGTTAGGAAAACTAAACATGATGAGTCTTATAGCACCAATAGCTACTAATTTAGTAATGAGTAAGTTTGGAAAAGGGAGCCAACTTCCACAACAATCTGCACTAAAAGCTCCACCAGACGTAAATATATATGAAAAATTTGGCAGACCTCAAAGAAGAAGGTCAGGCTACTATGGACAAAAATCTAAACCTGCTACTGTGAACACAGGAGCGTATGGACCTCAAAGCATATATAACTCCATCCTCAAAAAACAACTAGGTCTACTAACATCTAAGGCATAACAATGGATATTCAATTAAGCGACACTATGAAACTTCCTAGTGGTAAAGAACGCTCTTCGTTCGATACTGCTATCCCAGGACAATCTTTAACTAAAACTCCAGGTATCTATCCGTGGGATAAACCTGCAATGTTAAATACTCCTGATGAAGTCATGGATTATTTCATGGATAAGTTTGAAGATGATGCTACGGCAGATAAACTATTAAGTTTAGTTGATGCACAGATACCTATTGCTACTATTGTGGATTCTTTGTTATTAGCGGGGTTTTCAGAGGGACTTATGACTCCTGATACAGCTATATTAGTCGGAGAAGATTTGGTTATGTTAATTATGCATTTAGCTGAACAAGCTGAAGTAGATTATAAGGTTATAAAAAATCAAGATTCTATGATTGATAAAGGATTACAACAGATAGCACAGTTTAAGAAAGATAAAGTTGAGTTTGAGACGGGGTCTATGAAAGGCTTCTCAGATAGAATGAAAGAGGATAATACAGAGGAGCTTCCTATGGAACAGCCTCAAGGACTAATGGCTAGACAAGGAGCTATGTAATGGGAATAACACTAGGTGGTATAATGAGAGGGGCACTACCTGTATTACAGCAGGGATTAGAAGCTCCTATGCAAGATGCTGTTGCACGTATGGATAACATAGGCAAGTTGTATAACACTAAAGCAGGTTCTATACAAGAGAAACAAAAAGCAGCATTATCCGATATGGATAAAATAAAAACTATAGCTGAATCATTTAATGTAGATGTAGGTATTGCAGAACAAGCTTACAAGATAAGTAACAAAAGTGTGGACAAAGCTAGTAAGATAGTCACAAATATGTTATCATCTTACAATAATAATATACCTGTGACAAAAGTTGATGTAGACAAATTATCTGCAGGACCAACTCCCGAAGTTACTAAAGTAGAATCTGTAGATATAGCTCCTAGAAATGCATCTAATGATTCTGTATTTAACTCATTTAAAAATTTATTTAAGTTTTATTCTCCAGACCAAGTGGTCGAGATGTTTGCTCAAAGAAGTAACTTACCCGTAGACCAAGTTAAAAAAGTATTATCTAGCACATTTGATATGCCAGAGCTAAATGTAACTCAAAGAGCAACCCCAGAAGCATTAGCCAAAGGAATATCAGGTCCTCCTTCAGGCGGTAGCATGTTCCAACAAAAATTAAAGAGTATGATGAATGTCATACGTTCCCAACCAGGGAATGAAAATAAATCTGAAGCGGAACTAAGGGCATTAGCAGAACAAGCAGTCTTAAATCCTCCTGTAAGAGGTGGTAAAGGAGAGTATGGAACAATTATTTATACTCCTGACGGACCTAAGTATACTACTATAGATAGAGTTATAGGTGGTAAATTAGCTGCTCCAAGTGCAGAAATAGAGAGAGAAAACCAAGAGTTAATAAAAACAAACTATGGCAACCTTGAAAGAGTTGGTAAGATACGAAAAACTTTAGCTAAGTATCCTAACGCATTCAACTTTATTGGAAATATAAGAATGAAACTCACAGACTTTAGTGATATGGCAGGAGCCAAAACACTATCTGATGCGTTGGGTGGCGGAGAGTTGCAAGATTCTTTACAAAGTGCTATACTATTCTTTAAAGGGGCAAAAGATGCTATATTTAAAGACCCTAGAATCTCTGACCAAGATAAATTATTAATTGAAAAATATTTAGGTATACTAAATGACCCAACTGTAGGTAATACACGTGCAATGGCTGCTATAACAGGATTAGAAAGACAATTTGTAACATCTATGGCTAGTTCTTTTGCTATTAATACTGGTGCTGGTAAGCCCGGAGGCATGAAAATAATAGAAGTAGGAGAAGATGATGTCCTAGCAATTAATAAACCTTCAGTAGCAAAAATGGTATTTGATGAATTAGTAAAATCTCAACAATTAGATGTTTCTTCAACAGACCCAACAATGCAGAGGCAAGTTGCCCAAGCTATGATACTAGCTAAAAACTCTATTGCAGCATATCAAGCATCACTAGACCCTCGTTACAAAAGTCTAGATGATTATAAAAAGAGAGCAACAGCTAACTCTTTCTTAATTCAAGCAGGCGGTAGCAGAACATAATGGATAATGAATTAGATAAAACTATAAAAAGTTTACAGAACCAAATGGGAACTACAGCTCAGATTCCTCCAGGGACTGCAGTCACTGAAAAAAAGCCAGACCTAGAACCCATATTCAATGAACCTTATGTCGGTCCCTTTGAGCTTCCCTTCGGTATTGGAGGAGATGCCGCACCATTTGAAATGAAAACAATGGATTCTGATGCTGTGCAACGTAACAAAGAAAAAATGGACGCTGCACGAATTGACCGCATATCAAAAGTTGCTACTGATATGGGGGGCACTTTTGAGATGAACAACGACGAAGTGTCTAATATACTAGGCTTTGATGGGTTAGCTACTTTAGGTTTTGTAGATAATGTAGACCAATTCAAAAGAGCTATGCAAGAAAAAGTGGGAGAAGGTAACTATAAAGTTATTGAAGATAAAGATGCTGCTTTTTTTCAAGATAAATATTATGTAAGTTTGAAGAAACCCGATGGCAGTTTTACACCTTTTACGAGTCCAACACAAAATACTCTTGATTACGTACAAAAGTATTTCCCTATGTTAGGCTATGAAGTATTATCTGACTCAGCTGCAGTTGGCACATCTATATTGACAACAACAGCCCTAACATCTTTAGCTTCTTTAATTCCTGTTGCAGGGGCTGTAGCTGCTCCTGTAGTTGCGGTAGCAGGATTAGGGTACATGCTGTACACTTTAAACAAAGGTGCAGAAAGAGGTAGGCAATTCATACAAGAGCAGCTTGGGTTACGGGGAGAGGATGCTGAAGAGTTTGGTTCTTTTGTAGAAAATGTAAAGAAAATAGTAACTGACCCAAAAATAGGGGAAGCATTTAAAAAATTAATTGGTAAAAAAGCAACCATATCCCAGGAAGAATTTAATCAAGAATTACGTGGTATATTTGGCACAGCAATATCATTTCCACTAGCATTAGTAGATAAGTTAAAAGGTTCATTAGCTAGGGTAAGAGAAAATTTTACTCCTGATGATACTAACATTTATGAGTCTGCAATCAGAGCAGAAGATTTTGCAGATAAAAAAGGATTAGTTCCCACTATTCTTCCTCAGAGAACTATGGATAAAAAAATATCTAGGTTAGCATCATTAGCTGAACAGACTTCTGTAATTATACCTAAAGTGCTTCGTTCACAGATGCAGAGTGCCGTTAATTATCTTAAAGAGTTTAGAGGTAATATAGGGGCAGGCAACTTCTCTCAATTTAGGTCTGCTATGTCAGGCATGGGCACTATGCTTAAGAATATAAAAGAAGGAAAGACTGTTGTAGATTATGAAGGTTTAGGTATAAGACTAAATGAACTAGAAGATTTATTTTTTGATTTACGTATGACTGAATCCAGAGGTATGTATAAAGATATTTTTGATAAAATAGGTAACAGTTCATTTAATTTAGAGAAAATACGAGGCTTACTTGTAAACAGAGAAGTAAAAACTACTGTGCCTGTTAGTAAACAAACTGCAGGAAGTCCCATTGAAGCTGGTACTACTCCTATAGTTACAGGAGAACCAAGAGTAGACTCTATAGTAGAGGATTTAATGAACTTAGGTGCTCTTAGTGGTAACACCAGAGTACTTACAGCGAAAGGTGTAGAAAAAGCCGTAATAAAATTAAAGAGTAATCATCCTGAGTATGCAAAGTATTTAGAAAATAATGATATACAAATAAAAACCCCTGCCCAGCTATTGCATGGCTATGCCGTATTATTAGGACAGATGTCAAAAGGAGTATTTGGTAAAGATGTAGGCACAGCGGCTAATCCGCAATTAGCATCATTTACTCAAGGATTAAGAACTGCTTTATTAGAAGAAATAGCAAATCCAATTACACCTAAGAATAAACCTGCTATTACTGGATTAAAAGAACTAATAGGAAGTGCTAATGCATTTTACAAGAAGACATTTGATGTAACAGAGACAACCACACAACTGCAAGCTAGAATAGCCGCCAAGACTGGGGATGAGGGAACGACTATACCAGAAGCTATAGGTATATCTCCTGGGTCAGGGGGCAGAAAGCAACCTGTACAAAAGACTCTTAGTAATATAGCATTCCAAGAAGATTACATATTAAAGAACTTCAAAGGAAAAAATACACCCATTGGTCCTATGTCTAAAATAAAAATAGCTTTTGCTGATGTTATAAGTAATAAGTTAAAAGGTGCGGCAGATGTCAGTGGTGTTAAAATTGATTCTGCGGCAGATATAAAAAAATATATTGAATCCTATAGCCCAAGAGAATTACAGAGTTTGGGAGTAGACAAAGCATCTATATTTAAAGATTTAGAAGCAATAGCCAAACTTGAGAGTGCTGATGTAGCTTCACAATTAGCTCTAGGGTCACGTATTAAGAATACGGAGTTAAAAACTGTATTTGATAATATTGTAGCTAAAGGAAACGAATTAGATTTAACTAAAACAGTTGATACTATGATGGACATAGTAAGCAAGCTACCAAAATCTCAACAGAAATCAGAGATAGCAAATATGAGGGCAGGATTGCTTGATTATGTGTTTTCTAAACAGAGTGGTGTGTACAAAACAGTTGATAAAAATAGTGCATATTCTCAAGTAGGTGACACTGTAATTGACCCGTCTACATTAAATCAGCTTATAACAAAACTAGAAGGCTCCGGGATATTTAATAAAATATTAACTGGTGAAGACAAAGAATTGTTAGCAGGGATGCAGAATTATGTCAGTGTAATACAGAATGCTGGTGCAGATGCTGGTTCAGCGTTAGCAGGTGCACAAATTATTGGTAATATGTTTACGTTAGACCCACGGAAATTTATATCTGGTATGGCAAGACTAAGTGCTCAGGGAAGAGTAGCTAAGTTATTTGCCAATAAAGCATTCTCTGATGCTATGACTGGTATAGGAAAACCACAGTCCCAATCTAAAAAATTATTAAGGTACTTTACAGGAGCTGGAGCTGTAGGTAATATAATTACTGGATTTGCTGTAGGCACTCAACGTAGTGGAGAGTCTGACCAAACAAACAAAATGTTAAAAAATACACCTGAGCTGGATAAAACTATAAAAAGCTTAAGAGAACAAACACAAACACTACAGGTACAATAATGGTTGAATTTAAGCCAGGAAGTCCTCTTCAGAATATTCAAAAGAATTTAACAGGCATATCTGACATTATGTATTACTCGGGAGCGGGAGAAGCTAACCGAACCGAAGACGAGTTAAAATTAACTGAAGAAGATATTAAAGGTTTTGTTAAACGACGTAAAGCTGCGATTAAAAAACAGAAAGATGCAGGCTCTCTTAGTATTGTTAAAAATATTTTAGAAGAGTCATATAGTCCCAGATTATCTTTGGACTATAATGAAAAACTTCCTATATTCCCTGGCATATATAAACAAAGCACCACAGCTATAAAAGATAAACTTATAGCTGAACAATTAGATATTGCCCAACAAAAAGAAGACTACAAAGCCGCTCTATCAAATAAACCTTCTCCTAATTTAGGAATAATGAGTCCAAGAGAGTTATTAAAATCTTTAAATAATACTGATTTTGCCCCAATGTCCCCTACAGGTCTAACAGATGGTCCTGTTGCCTCTCCTCCTGATGAAGCGACAGACCCAAGAGACTTGCCATTTTTTAGTTTAACTGGACCAAGTGAAACTGCCCCCACAGTAGGAGGTGCTTTACGTTTTGCAGGTATGGCACAATTTACTAATCCTTTCGTAAAACCTGCAGGTTCTTTAGGCTCAGGCTTTGGCTTTAATCTAAAAGGTATGAAAGGCATTGACCCTGACGCTTATTTAACTAAAAGTATTGCTGCAAAAATACAACAAAGCAGTGATGAAACTGGTAAAGCACTTCTTAAAGATGCCCTAGAAGTAAAGGGAGTAAATATAAAAGATAGATTTAAAATTCAACCAACGAATAAAAAAAACTTATCGTTGGAGGAATCATTAGAATTACGTGAACAGTATCCTAAAGGAGAATTTATAAATGATGGAGCAGAGGTAAAAATTACGCTCCCTGAGTTTGATACTAATTTACCTGATAATAGTAAAGTTATAAAAGAAGCACTTGCAAAAGGCAATCCAAATAATCTACCTATCTTAAGGGTAAAAGACTTAATGATACCAGAAGATTTGAGTGGTCTTAATATAACTCAAACAAAGAAAAGCCCTTTTTATGCTACAAATGTAGCTACATATTTTGACAACTACCCTGAGAAAACTGGGTTTGCTAGTGCAGGGTATAAAAGAGGGCTACCAGCATTTAGAGTTGCCTTTTCTGAAGAAGGAGTTGGACTAAAAGCAAAAGGTGTAACGAGTCCTTACAGTCTTTCCAAAACTTATAAACACCCTCAAGTTGTTGGTGAAGAAGGATTAGAACCTCTATATGGACATGTACGTAGTTTAGAGTTAAAGGAACTAGCCCCAGGGACTGTTCATCCGTACACTGCACAAGATTTTACAGCTAAATTATTTAGTGGTTCTGGGCGTAGTAAAGCTTTGTTGGAACCTCCTAATGCTTACAGACAGGTAAAAGATTTAGAAAGCAACAATATGCTCGACCCCTCCAAAAGAGCAGTGCTTGAGAAAATTACAATAGGTGGAGAAGATGCTTCAGTTTATGATAAAAGCACGGCAGGTTTTAATAACTATGGTATAAAATCTGGCACGGAAGAAGATGATTTCATAGGGGATTTTATAGTTCAATTTCCAAAAGAATTAGAAGACCCCTCTCGTGCTTTTGCACAAGTACAAGGACTGCTTACATTTAAACAAAGAATGCAAAAATTAAATGCTATATTGCAGTTAGTTCCTGTGCCTAATATTTCTTTACAAACACGTATTAAAGACAGTGGCAATTATGGTCTTTTACTACGTGGGGGCATAGAAAATAATAGAATGACCATAGATGAAGTATTAGAGTTTATAAAAGGCGGTTCAGTGTTTAAGGAATATGCAGGGGATGCTCCAGAATTACTTGCTCTCACAGGAGGAACTAAAGCATTAAAAGCCATAGAAGATTCAGTTAATGCTTATTCTCAAGTAGCAATAGGTAATAGCTTTAATCCTCAGCAAGGTAGTGCTATTAGAGCAAAAATGTTTTTACCTTCAGTTGCAAAATCTGCTGAAACTGCTCTTGATTTTGTCGTTAATGAAGCAAAAGAGCTACCTTACATATATATAAATACTGGAGTTGGAGAATTTAGTCAGGGTACGTTTAAAGGTAAAGCAGGAGAACCTATTACAGTTGATGCTATGGTGGATTATTTGTACACACTAGCCAAAATTGATGCCCAAAGTTTAATATTAGGTGATGATGCCCTAGTTAAAAAATTTAAATTAGATGCTGTGCCTGGTTATAGGACTAGACCTAAACTAAGGTTAAATAATGAAACTGGTAGTTTTGAAGTAGTGCCGTCGGACATTCCTTCTGAAGTAGGACAAACAGGAATGATTGATATAAATGCAGAAGCTATTGGTATACTAAAAGATACAGGTACTATGGATTTAATTGAAGACCTCAAGCAATGGGATAAATTAGGTGGACAGCAGTTATATAAATTATATAGAGGTAGTGCTGCATACTCTCCTGGGAGTCAAATGGCACGTAATTTTCCTACAGAACTTAGAGATACCTTGAAATCACTAGAATTAAACTGGGGTACAGGTAAAAGGGTAAAAAGGTTAGGAGAAGAACAGTTTGATACTTTTAAGAAATCTCAATTTTCGTCTCCTGAAAATATGTTAGAAAATATGAATATGAGCCTCAGAGGAGATGCAATACTTACTCCAGAGCAACAAATGGAAAGATTTGAACGTGCATACAATTTAGGAGACGACGACAACTTTTTAGAAACAACCCGTGAGTTTGCTTATGGTGATATGTTTCAAGGCATAACAAATAAAGCATTTGCCAATTTACAAAAACGTCCTGATAAATTAGTTGAAATAAGCACTATGCATAATATAAAACAAGCGTTACAAGATGGGTTTGATAAATTACAATTTAATACATTTGCAACAATGGCTGATTTAGCATACTGGAATCAGGACTTAGTAAATCATCCTGAGTTGTGGAAGGAATATTTTACAAGTTCTTTTAAAGATAAAATATCTTCTAACGATAATTTTTTATATAAAGTTTTAACAGAAGATTTAGATAATTTAGCAACAACCTATAAAAAACCTGGTACGTCTATGGGCAGTGCACCAGTATTAGATGATATAAATGACATCGCGAGAAATCTTCGAGACATTTTAATGGGCGAAAAACCAAGTAAATATTTTGATGAAGACCTTATTGACAACTTTAAAGAATTTTGGTTAACATATAATGAAAAGTTTAATCTTGATTCGTTAGTAGGAAATTTTATAAGGGAAGATTTTTCTGGAAGTGGTAAAAGTATGCAATACTTTATAGATACTTTTAAAAGAAAAAATGAATATGATGGAAATCACCCAAGTTCTTTTTCTCAATATTCTAATTTTAAAGAAATAGTAGATTTATTTAGTCCTGAAAAATCTAAAGAAATATATAAAGTATTTACACAGAAAAAAAACAAAGGACTATTTAAATTTCGTAGGTATAAAGAAGCCGATGTACCAGAACAAGTGCAAGCTTTCATGGATGCAGTAAATAGAGTTAATATAATAAAACATTTTCAACCAAAGATGGGAACAACCCCATTTACATTTTATAAAGAAAGAAGGACTAACCCTTTATATATAAAGTATGGAATGCCAAGTGATAAAAAATTAGAAGAAGTATTAGCCAAAATGCCCTCTACAGATGGTGAGGGAAATATAAAACAAAAGAATTTAGGCTTTTCTTTACAATACGGCAAATACAAAAGGAAAGCCCTAGAAGAACTAGGATTAAATCCTAAAATAGTTCGTCCAGATGACGATAGTCCATATACATTTCTTGAGATAAATCTTGGAGACACTGCTGCAGAGAAAGCAGAGTTATTAAAAAAGGTAGAAGCAAAAGAAATAAACTTATACTCTCAATACATGCCAGTCCCTAGCTTCGAAGAGCGAAACGAAGAAGAGATGGGCGGCACTTAACAGTGCTCTATAACTTCCATATTATTTAACTTCTGCTCTATCTTGTGAGCTTGTGAACGCATTTGTTTTGCAACTCTTACTAAGAAATCTTTACTGCTACCACTGATACGTACATCATTCTTTCTAAGAACGGCAATCGTGTGGCTCTCCATAAGAGCATCAATAATCTCATCCCACGTATATTCACAAAAAGAAGGGTCTTCATTCTCGGGGGCTATTATAGCACCGATACCATTTAAAGTTAATGAAAGCTCTAATTCTAAATCGTTCACAAGTTCAATCTTTTTTATCGACATCTTTTATTTTTCTTCCTTTAAAGAATACTATTAAATTAATTATTGTATTAATTGTTACTGCTATCAATAGCCACAGTTGCCACGGCTCTATCGTCATATTTTTCTTTTGATGGGAGTTTATCCCAGTCCTTTCTACTCATTTTAAATCTAGTTAGGGCACTTCTATTATCCTTAGTAACTAAATCCCCTTGAGATATTCTTGCCCATTTCCTACCTTCTACTACGTACACTAAGTACGTGCCACAAAGAGGGAAGCGAGACTCAAAGAATCTAGCTTTGTATCTTTGTGCATTCTTCCACACCTGACTTTGTGGTTTTTCTATTTTTGCCATCTTTGTTCCCTTCTTTAAATGCTTTTATAACATCTGATGAAAATAGTTTTTGTAAATTTAATAAGTACATCCGTGAAGCTAAATTATCTCCACCCTTAACAGAGCGAAGATAATCTAGTGAATCTATAATACGTTTGAGCACATCAGTTTTAAAGACAACACTGGCATATACTTCATCACCAATACAAAGATTATGAAACCAGTAGTCGGATTCTGTTGCTTTAATACCTGATGGTTTACCATAAGACTCATACTCTATGGCAATGTTACCACTTTTTTGCCATATGTCTCGTTCGGATTTAACCTCAATCTTTTTATCCTGCAACATATCTGCCACAAGTTGTTCACGTACTTTTCCATATTGTAAGTCTAAGTCAAATTTCTTGCGGTCTGCTACAGAAGGCTCCATTATTTATCCTTTTTGGTTTCTTGAGGTTGTTGTTGCTCTTTAGGAGGCTCGTAGTACCTAACTAAAGTATTTAGTTGACCATTTATATCTGACATCGCCTGCAGTTCTTTTCCTATAGTGTCAATCAAATTAGCGTGGTCGCCTAAGCCTACGGGGTTAGTAAGCATAACCTCTATATTAGCGGCATGCCCATTCATCTGCCCTACTAGCTTAGACTTTAGGGCGTTTATTATTAGCTCTCGCACTCATTTTCTCCTTGTTATTAAAGTAACTTTTGTTAAATCCTCTTAACCATTCTTTCCCTCTAAAAGAAGAGGGGCTAAATGGATTAGTGGACTCATGTATAATAGACCTAGTCTTCCTTGTTCTGTAAAAGTCTTTTTGACCTTGTACGTAGAATCTGTCAACAGTAGCCATATTATCTCCTAATTAACTATATCAACTATTTCACAAGCATCTGCTGTGCAAGCTAATGTTTGATTACCTATAGTATTATCTTCTTGTTCATACTCAGCAAGTTTTGTCCAATCAATAAACTCAGGCATCTTAGTTAAAAACTCTTTATAGTGTGCTTCATCGCAATCCTGATAAGGAGCTTGTTCATAGACCATATCACTTCTTGGTAAGAAAGACAAGCCCGAAGCTATATTAAAATTTTTATATATCCACGCACCAGTCTCAAGCCACTCGTCTTTACCTACAGATATAGTTACCGAGGGCTTATGCTCACACCAATGCATCGCATAAATCTTCCAGAACTCAAGTTGCTCAATAGCAGACATATCATCTCTGGTAACACACATATCAGGAGCTTTTATAGGAAAGCTAAACACAGCATTACTTTGACTCCATCCGTCAGTTTCCCATGGTATGTTTTGGTCCATCATAAATTGTGTGAGTGGGTCTTTCTTATCTCCACGAACAGTACGTATGTAATATTGACTATGTCTTGCATGAATACCAGACGCAGAATCTGTGAGTTGTGAAACTGTTCCAGATGGCTTTACGCAAGTAATAGCTGTTGACTGTGGAATACCAAGTGAATCAGCAAACTCTTTATTAGTATCTACTGCCACTTGCCTAAGTTTAGTTAAAACTTTATCCAAGCTAGTCTTAGCGTCTTTACCATTAGTAATAGCGTTATCCATGATACCTGTCATAGATACTCCAAGCAACCTCTCTTCAGCAGTATTTGTATGCCATATCTTACGTAAGTATGGAAAGTGGGTGAGGGTAGATTGAAATGTACCTATTATAGTAGCTAAACGAACTTTTTTCTCTAAATCTTTAACAGTATCTTTACCACGTACAATTATCTCAGATAAATTACAAAATTGGTATGGACGCAATATAATCTCGCTACATGGGTTAGTACCAAAATCATAATTAGAGTCTCGTCTACCATTCTCAGCTGCTTTATTTTGAGCCGCTCCACGATAAAACATACCTCTCTCTCCAGTACCAGACTCAGCTAAGGAAAGCCACTCTCTCATAAATGTATACGAGTCTGGCTTATCTGTGTAAGCTACTGAATTATTTGACATTTGTCTCTGTGGCTCAGTCTTATAAAATTCGCCAGTTTTAGCATGTCTCATTCTGCCATCAGATAAGTTAGACAAACTAATCATAGCAGAACGTCTAACACCACCAGAGACAACGACTTCTCCAACTTTACACATAAGGTCATGACACTCTATACTAGATAATTTCCTGCCTTTAGCCTCCTTAAATACTTTCACTGTGAACCTAAATAAATTATCTAAGGGAGTTGGTCCAGATGCCCTACCACCAAATATCTTTAGCTTTGCCCCTGCAGGTCTAATTAAAGATAAGTCCCAATTAGGTATTTCCCCTGCCCATAGCAAAGCCAATAGCTTACGGAAAGCTTTAGCCCAGCCCTCTTTGCTATCTTTTACAATAATAGTTTCTTCTGTATCAAACAATAGTCCAGGCACTTCTGGTAATTTATTTATACAGTCTCGCTCCACAGAGAAGCCTACACCAGTACCACACATTAATATGTACATAGCTTCATCAAATGCTTTTGGGTCATCCACTGGCAGATAAGAACAATTATATCCTGCAGTGTTATCTCGCTCTAATGCTTTACCTGATGTCATCATAGCTCTCATAGAGGGCATAACTTCAGAGTGAAGTATAGCATCATACAACTCCTCTTTAACTTGCTCAGGCATAGTATAATTGTGCTTCTTTAAAAGATGTGAACTCATGTAGGTTACATATCTGTCTACAGTTTCGTTCCATTCTTCTCTTCTGTTTTCATCATCAAGCCATCTAGCGTACCTAGATTTATGAATGAATTGTTGATAATACGTGGGTAGAGTTACGTTACTTTTCATCTTAATACCTTTATAGTTATATCTTTTGTTTTCATACCTACTATTTCGTGAAATAAGTCGGTTAGCATATCTTCCATTATATACGGAAGTTCTTCTTTGTCGAGTGTGAACTCTTCTGTATCTACTTCTGCGGATACCCTAATTGTTATTTTTGACTTTAGCATTCTGCACCGTACTAATCAATCGAGCTAAGTACCACTCGGCTTTCTGCAAATCCTCTATGGGCTTGCCCTTGTACCTGTATCTCCACAGATACTTCATAATATTACCTTGTAAATAGCTTTGGAATCCCTCACCAGTAGCGGCTTGGATAGCATCAATACATTCAATACCAAATTCATTATAGTGTGAAGGACTGTTGACCATGTCAACTGTCTTTTTATTTTCTACTTCTTTTAAATCTGCTTTGCTGTGAACTTTAGCAGTCATAGTTCCAATAACCCTACGTTTAGGTTTATGTTTTTCTTCCATCATCTTCATGTACTCCATATGTCTCATCAATGTATTGTTACTTGTGAGTCAGTTGTTTCTTCATCTATACTTAGTCTTCCATCTTCTAATACTTGGTCTGTATCTGTTATAGCAGTACGAACCATACCTCTTGTGAGTAGAGCATAAAACATAGTGTCTTCCTCTGTCAACAAATTTCTATCATGACTATGGTAAATCTCTACATCAAAACCCTGGTCTAAGTGTCTGATTATAATAGCAGAATCACCCCTGTTTAATTTTATTCCGTTTTTCGACATGTGACTTTTTCCATAAAATGTTCTGCATCTACAATTGCTAGAGGCTTTTGTCTATTCATTTTTATAATAAGGAGAGGCTCTCCAGAGTTATTGTGACCAATTGCTTGTTCATAATAATTATAAATGGTAGTCATCCTCTCTGTATTTTTACACTCAATATTATAAGGAAACTGTTTATACGCAACTGTAGATAATTGGACATCTACCCCATTGACTCCCATAGGGGTAGACTTGATATCCAATTCAGTTACACGTTTAAGTAGACTTAGGAGCTTTTCCGCTACCCATGTCTGCAGCTTTCTTCCCTTTGCCTTTGCTGACCTCGTTGACATCTTCTTCTTCAATACGGATTTCGGTGATGTTTTTTGCTGGGATGGTGATTGTTTGACCTTCCGCTTCGAGGCTCGGAAAAGAGACTTCGTTGTTGAGTTCTTCGATGAAGGCATCTGCTTTCTCTCTGCTTAGTTTAATTATTTTTGCAATAGGTGAGCCGTCAGTACCTTTATACTGAAGCGTCATCAGCACGCCACTCTTCCGTGATGTGTGTGTACCAGACCCATTTTGGGTTTCTTCCTTTGCTTGGTAATTGTCTTTTGAACTCGAGGTCTTTCCAACAGTTTGTTTTGTAGGGACAATAACTGCACTCAATCCCCAAGGTCCTATTACCTGTAGATTTCTTATAAAAGACTTCCTCGACATCGGTGAAACACCTTCGAAAAGACTTTCCTTTAGATATTGATTTAAAAGCGTGTTGTATCTTAGCATGAACTTCCTCCTTTTCTTTTTTTGTGTTCTGTGCTTCTGCAATCGCTATTTCGCCAGTGGATTTATTTAAGGCAATCCAACCTTTAAATGGTTTGTCACTAGCCATACCATAACCGTGACCTTGCGTAACATAACCAAAAGCATCTGAACTCTTGATTCTTTCATACGCATCATCAGGTTTGAATTTGTTTTCAAAAGCAAAAGGCGATGCAGTCTTTATATCGTAAATGCCATCGTCTAATTCAATATCAAATTCACCCTCAATAGAATTTTTTTTATCAATTGGTAATTTTACTTTACCATGTTTACTTTTTATCTCTATGCCTGATGCTTGTATAACTGCAATCATAAGAGCCTCTAGTACATCTCCCATTGCCATACGCATCTTAAAATCATAAGTAGGAGTATCTTCTTTGACACCTTTTGCCTGCATTTGTAATTGGCAAAGAGGCTTACCTACGTTACTCATACGTAGTCTAAAGTCTCCACGTTGTTCGTTAAACTGTTTATTTAATGCTTGTCTGCAGTTGTCTGCAAACTCATCCAAAATGTGAGGAGGCATTTCTGCCTCCCCCTTAACCGCCTTTGAAAGGAACGAAACGATAGCGGCTTGTTTGGTATTCATCCTGTTAATGACTCAGGTAAGTCATCATTCAGAACGTCGTCGGAGGTAACAGTAGTAGCTGCTTGGTCTACCATTCTTCCCTGCTTACGCAGTGAATCATCATATTCCTTGATAACTTTAGTGTTCTCTCCGTTTATGTAATCCATAAAATACGCTAAGGTATCTTGGTCTTCGGGAGTAAAATCGACTAGCTTGGGAGCATTGTCAAATTTACCAACATAATAAACCAAACCACCATTCTTCTTCTTATCCAAAGAAGCACGTAGTTTATAGAATATAAAAGGTTTCTTCTGTGCAGTCAAAGCATCCATAGGAACAGAAATAGGCATAAAGTTACTACCTCTTGCTCTCCATAGAATAGGAACATCTACTGCATCTTCTACCTTTTTACCTGTCTCATCAACTGCATCAATAAATGTAGCTTTACCAAATAGCATACGGAAACATTTAATCTCCTTCTGCTGTAAAGCCTTATCAGCTGACAAAGTATCTCTCTGACTAGCAGGAACTGACCCACATCTGAAAGTACCTAGCATGTCAGGTATCTCTGTTTGTGGATATAAATTCTTAGCCATAACAGATTTATTGACCATCTCATTTGCCTCAGCATCATAGTGAAGATACTGATATCTTTGAACAAAGACTTGAAAGTCAATCTCTTTTGCATACACTGTTGTACCAGGTAGCGACACAGACCAAGAACCTGCAGGTAGTGAATTACCCGAATCGTCTTCATGGTCTCTGTTTATTTTTAGATAGAACATATTAGTGGCAGAACCTGATGGCTCTTCCTGTCCTATTAGTTTAGCGATATCTTCAAAATTTGTATTTGAATTTACAACTGGTAATGTTTCCATGTTTTACACTCCTTGTTGATGTTTGGAAATCAATTTATATTACATTCGGCAGAGTTAGTCAAGTTATATTCTTTCATATTTAACCAATCTTTACCTATTTCTAAATCCACAGCCAAAGGAACTTGCCAACTGACGTTGTATTGCTCCTCAAACTGCTTGTCTACTTTAGTCATAGCATCATAAGTCATACGTGCTACAACTTCTTCTTCACCAGGATATACATCTAAAACAATCGAGTCATGGACTGTATTAATAATCTTAGACGCAACTCTTTTATTTGTAAGTTCGTTTTGTAAGTGAATGAGTGCCAACGGCACAACACAACCACCTGCAAGACCTTGGACAGGATAATTCTTAATAGACGGTGCTCCTGACGCATTTCCGTTGGAAAGCCGTCTAGTATCCGGAAAAGCAAATTGCTGACCCGTATACATAGTAATAACACCAGTCGATATAGCTTCAGTCTGTAAAGTATCATGCCATTTTCCTAGCTTTGGGTACTTCTCTACAAAAGCTTTATAGTATTGCATCTCATTGGGTGTACCCGTAGTACCCCCATATAAGGGCTTAAAGGTATGTGCTTTTGCATCAGTACGTTCTTCTTTAGTTACTTCTGCCTCGGGCTTATTAAATATTATTGAGGCAGTATATTTGTGAACATCACTTCCGTTCATGATGTCCTTAATCATGGTTTCATCACCACACAATTGAGCGGCAATCCTAAATTCTAATTGACTGTAATCTGCTTGTAGAATAGAGCCATTGTCAAACCTAGATACAACCACAGCCCTCACTGGAAACGTAGAACCTCTTGGCTGATTCTGAAAATTAGGGTCAGAAGAAGACAAGCGAGTAGTCCTAGTAACACACTGATTAAACTTTGGATGTAATAAACCATTACTTCTAGTATTACGAGATATGCCACCAACAAAACTGGATAAATATACGTCAACCGCATTTAACCTTACAGTAGATTTGAGGAACTCTTGTGCTTTAATATTTCCATTATGTTTGGCAATTCCTAGTAATCTCACTAGTGTTGTTTTGTCAGTAGCAAATCCGTTGGCAGACACATCCATGATATCTCTTGGATTCATAGTGAGTCCCCCAATTTTAGGAAGAGGTATATAAATGTAACCTGCACCAAAACATGCAGGACATTTTGTAGCTTTCTTCCATCTCTGTCCGTCCTTCTTAGTTTTGAAGAACTCTCCTTTACCATGACACTTGTGACAATGTTGTGCTTTAGTTTTGTGAACACGAGTTGTCATAGCTTTAATCATTGACGCAAATTGTGGGAATCCAATACGAGGTCGCATTAAAGGTTTACCCTTTTCATTGAGACCTATATTAAATGCTTCAGCCCACTTCTTTTTATCAATAACTTTACGTGAGTAAATCAACTGACTTACTTGCTCTGGAGATGCAAAATTTATGTTTGTATCACCCATAACTTCACGACATATATCTTCCATCTTAGCTTTGAGTTCTTTCTGTTCAATCTCGTAATCGACACGAACTTTCTCAAGAGTTGTGAAGTCAATCTTGATGCCGTTACGTTCAATCACAGCTAGGATAGGAAGAAACTTATTCATCAACGCCAAATGCTTTCGCATCGGTGAGTTGTGTGAATTTTTAAAAACCTCTTCTTGTGCAAGATGCAGTTGCTTTGTAGATTCAATATCTGCCACACCATATTCGTGAACTACATCCATAGGCATAGCATCAAAGCCAATACCATCTTTCATATAATTGTGAATCAAGTCAGACTTCTTCAAAGCTACTTTTCTACGTACACAGGAGTCAAACAAACTTAAGCCCCATTTCTGACCACGTAGCAGAATGTATTCACCAATCATAGTGTCATACACTTGCCCCTCATAGTTAAAGCCACTCTCCCAAAGCCACATCAAGTCAAACTTAATATTGTGACCTATAAGCACAGTGGTTTTATCTAGTACATCTTGCACTAAATTAAATGATTCTCCCACAGTCATTTCAGATGACATCTCATCCATGTCCTTATGGTAAAACCATTTGAATTGTATCGGTCCATTATCATGTGAATATTGAACGGATACTAATTTATTATTTGCATTAAATGGTGATGGGTCTGTTCTCCTATTCTCATCAACCACAAATGTAGTCTCTACGTCTAAATACGTTATTGTCATGCTGTATACCTACTCAAATCTGTATCCAAGTTGCAAATGATTTTGCCATGGAAACCTGTTAATTTATTCTTTGATATAGTTAAGTATCTCTTCTTATCAGTATTGTCAGTAATATCAGATTTACCTATGCCTACGATTAGGTCAGCTTCTGCAGCTTTACCTGTCTTACTGTTCTCCATCATAGCATAAGTAACACTTGTCTTACCCTCAGCATCAGCACTAGCTTGACTGATGCCAATACCAAACAAATCATGACGCTTACATATCTCACGAAACTTTGTGTATATGCTACGTAACTTTTCATCTGTTCTAGCAAAAGCCCCCATCACATCAACCTTATCTAGTTGGTCAACAATCAGTACATCAGGCTTCTTATCTTCACAATACTTATTAAGCCACTCAATAGATGCATCTACATTGTCAATCATAGTTATGTTAGGAGCAATGTCTGCAAACTTTTGTTTAGCTTGTGAACGATTCTTATATATATCTTCTTCACTGAATCCAGTGTATGCACTTACTGCACGGAGCATAGTTCTACGTGCAGGTTCTTCGTTAGTGATGATGTGAACATCTGCACCTTGTGAACAGAACCCGTTTGGTGATGCCACAAGTGAAACATAAAAAGCAGTCTTACCAATCTCAGGTCTGGCAAAAGCAATCATAAACTCTCCTGCCTTACCACCACGAACTGCTTTACCTAATGTCGGTACATTGAACTCCCAACAGTTTTCATTTTGTGCATACTCTAGCAACTCATCTAGGTCAGTTGTAATTGGCACTACATCATCTTCTGGTACAAAGCCTTGCTCTGATTTATCTAGCAGTGCCTTTACCTCGTGAATCTTTTCTGGTGAGCCTTCCATAATGGCAAGCCCCATATCTGCGATGTTACGTCCTATTTCCTGTTGCCACATCTTTTTCAATACATCAGTAGCTACGTCAGAACCTATAGTAGGTAAATTCTCTATGTCATATAATACCTCAGCCACAGCTTCTCGTTTTGCACGAGTGGCAGTTGGATTACTAACTCTATATATCTCCCTCACTTCTTGTGAAGATAAGTCCCTTTCGTAGTTCTCATGTCCATTCACAATGGTATCATATAAGTCTGTCAACTCATTAGGAAACATTGAACGCATAACACGAGTCTTATTTGCATCAAAAAATTCTTTGTGCATCAGGAGTTTAATTAATTGTTGTTCCATACTAATTTCTTAATCTCCTCTTTGTTAAAATATTTTAAATCGTCTTTAAGACGAACTACACTACAAGGTACAAAATACGACAAATACTTGTGTATGTCAAGCGACTTGCGGGTAGCGTCTGCATCCAGGCAAATGTGAACGTGTTTGTACTTACGTAGTGGTGTGAGGTCGGCATCTTTTAAGTTAGTGCCTAAAAGTGCTACACCAGTTGCTACTTGTGAAACTGCACAAGCACTCGCAGCATCTTCTACAAGTATGGCTGTGTCATGTTCACCACAAGTGAATAGCTTTGATGAGTTGCCATACCTATACCACTTAGGCAAAACTTTATTGCTGAAACTTCTGCCGATAGCATCATAAATTTGTGAATCATCTTGGATTATAAATACAGTCCTATTTTGCTTAGGGTCATACATAATTTTGGCAAGCCTATCTTCTAAAGCGTGGATACAATTATTCCTAGTCAAATAAGCCATAGATTGTGAATGATTGTGAACTGGAACGAAATGTTCTGCAAGATGATAGATAGAATGATAGTTTTGCGAACTGACCAAACTTCTGATGTCATCTTTAGTTCTAGCTACATCTTTTGCACCTTTTATTCTGCAGGAGGCTTTATAACAATTCCACAAAAGTTTTCCGTACTCTTTAGTAATTGTAAACGTATTTCTCCCTCCACACTCAGGACAATTAATTCTGTTAGAGCTATTATCCATAGGCTCATTTTGTTGTATAAAATTTCTAATGTTCATCTTCGTGTTCCTCTCTAGGGGTTTTCCCCTCGGCAAGTTTCTCGCTTATATCACAGCTTTTAAATTTCGTCAATAAAAAAAAATACCCCCAATGACAAAAGCCAATGGGGGTAGTGGGAGGCAACTAATACCTATATCCGTCAAAAGAAGAATTAAAACCATACATATTTAGTTCCTCATCTTTAACTCTTTTTTCGGCTTCTTCTTCTGCATCTACAACCATCTCAGCCATCTCTTCAAGATTGAGATTGTTTTTGACAAAAGTATATTTAACAAAATCTACTTTTTGTTTACAGCTCATGTGTTGTGGCAGACCTTCTTCTGGGTCATATCCCTCAAACTTATCATCAATAATATGATTGCATTTGTCGATTGCAGATTGGTTCATACGTTCCGAGAACGTGAGAGTGCTCCTTGTTGAAACCATAGACCTCGTGTCCTTGTTCGATTTGTATGACCTGTCGAATGAAAACGAGTCTTGGTATTTCGAACTGTAACTCGAACTGTAGGGGGAGGACACCTCGTTCGGGTCTCTGACTACTGGCAAATCATGCCACGTTATCTTCATCAAAGCAGGAACAAGAATATCTCTGAACCATACTAAGTCAAAGTTCTCACGACTTGTGTGCTGACTTTTGTAACTAACAGAAACATTAGTACACTCGGGTATCAGCTTGGTGTAGTTAGCTGAGTCAGTAAATGAACCACCACTGTTACCAGACATCTGCTCTTTTGGAGGGAGCAAAGGATTCAGCTTTCCTGCTAGACCATCAACAAAGTCATCTGAACAACAACGACCACCAGCTTGGTGAGTGATGATGTGTCCATACTCATATCGGTCAAAAGCAATACAATAGTTCATACCTTCGACAAGCTCTGGTGTCTGAGTAGAAATATAGTTTGAGCCGATACCACCACATTCTTCGCCAATGTGGAATACGTACAGACCATCTGTGCCATTCATGATTAACTTACACATAATGTAACAACCTAGTTTGTCATCTGCACCGAGTACACTTGATACGGGTTTGACTTCTGTTTGAGTATCAACAACTATGTCAGTAGCTTGCCAGTCATCAAACTCATTGTCTGAACCATAGACACGTTTACTACTGTTTTTACCCATGAGAATGTAGTTTGAATATTTAAAGCCAGACTCTTCAGCCAAGTCACCAATCTCATCTTTGGTTATTACTTTGTTTTTGTAAACATAATTGTTTACGTCTTTATCATATGATGCATAGACAATGCCATCATCAGTGATACGTAAGTCAGTCTGGTCTAC